GTGTCGATTGGCAGTTTACTGCCGAAGATGCTCGTATCAAGCTCAAAAGACTTTATCCGGTTGTTCAATGATTTGGTTTTACAGGGTACTAGTTACCCTCTTCCAAGGCGATGATGCGGAACGGGAGGCCAAGGCACAGGCAAGAGCCGCGCAGAAAGCCGCCAACGCGGAGGCGAAAGCCCTCGCACAGGAAGCGCGGGCCGAGGAAAAGGCACTGCGCGCCAAAGAGCGCGCGGATGAATGGGCGGCATTCGCAAATTGGTGGAGAGATCTCGCCACGAAAACCGGGGAATGGATTAGTAACGTATGGACTACCGTATCCACGTGGTTTTCTGAGTTGCCGGGCAAAATCGGCGAATGGCTGTCCACGCTGTGGAACGACATCTTCACATGGTTCTCCGAGTTGCCGCAAAAGCTGGCAGAGGCCGCGCGGGCGGCGGCAGATTGGATCAACGAACTCCCCGCGAAGCTGGGGTATCTGATTGGGGAACTGATAGGCTCCATCGCGCGGTTTTTAGTGGACGCGAAGGATGCCATCATCGAATTCTTTACCAAAACTATCCCCGAAGCCTGGGATGCGCTGGTGGAATGGGCCAAGGCCCTGCCGGGCAAAATCGCGGACTGGTTCACAAAGCTGAAGGATGATATTGTCGAATGGTTCGTCAGCGTGAAAGACGACCTTGTGCAGTTTATCACAGACGCGCTGACGGCAATCAAGGAATTTTTCACGGTCACGATCCCCGAGGCCTGGGCCGCGCTTGTGGAATGGGCTGCGGCGCTGCCCGGCAAGATCGCGGAGTGGTTCGCCGGGGTGTGGCAGAGCGTCAAGGAGTGGTTCGAGAACGCGGTAAAGGCGACCGGCGAATTCCTGACCAACGCCGGCGACAGCGTGAAAAAGTTCTTCACCGAAACGATCCCGAAAAAATGGCAGGATTTCAAGGATTGGCTTGCCAACCTGTGGAAGGACATCAAACAGTCCTGGGATGACCTGAAAACACGGCTCGGGCAGTGGTGGAAGGACTTGCTGGCGTGGTTCAAGACGCTTCCTTGGAATTCGAGGGCAGCTACAACCTAGATGCTTCGCTGCAAGGGGCCGCGCGCTCCGGCGTGGGGGCAGGGGCCGGTATGTCCGGGCAAACGCTTAACCTCACGATAAACAGCCCGCAACCACTTGGCCCACGTGAAATCGTGCGGGAATTTCGATGGACACAACAACAACTTGCGCTGGGGGCGACGATATGATCCTAAGAATGGAGTTTGAAAATGAAAAAGGCGGCAAGATTACGATTGGTCACACTCATCCATTCTGGGCAAATGAGGTGACAGGGCTAAATGAGTCATCCGCAATAATCTCTTCGGCTCCAATTCCCGGAGAAGATGGTGCGGTTATTGTGGATGACTATATTGAGCCGCGTAACATTGTAGCCATCGGACACATAACCAACGAAGCATGGAAGGCGGCACAGGACGGGAGCGGAACCCTGCCCAGCCTGACCATCGCGCAGGCCATCCTTGAATCCGGCTGGGGAAAATCGGAACTCGCCCAAAAAGCGAATGCGCTCTTTGGGGTCAAGGCCGGGGCCAACTGGAAAGGCCCGCGCATGGACAAAAAGACCTCCGAACACATCGGCGGCAAGAAGGTGGAGATCACCGCCGCATTCCGCGCCTACGGATCCTGGGAGGAATCCATCGCCGACCACGGCGCGCTCCTGCGCGGCGCGCGCTACAAGGCTGTGGCGGGTGAGCGGGATTACAAAAAAGCCTGCCGCGCCGTCCATGCGGCGGGATATGCCACCGCCCCGGACTACGCGGACAGCCTGATAAAGCTCATTGAGCAATACGGGCTGACTGCGTGGGATGAACCCGCCGCCGCGCCCGCCCTGAAGACCGGCGACCGTGTGCAAATCGTGGCGTATGGCATCCCGTACTTTCCGGGCGGCAAAGACATCCCTGACGCGCCCTGGATGAAGGGCAAAGTGATGACCGTCAACGGCCTGGGCAAGCAGGGAAATCCGCCTGTACCATGCGCCCGGCTGGCGGAGATTTCTTCGTGGTGCGCCGTGGAGAATCTTCAAAAAGTGGAGGGCTGACACGTGTCCTCTATGTGCCCGGATAACAAGGAGCGAATCATCAACGCCATGAACGCCTTCGAGAGCTACGCCATGGAACTTGGCGCACCGCCGCGCGAGTTGCACAGTTGGCTCGACATGCTGGCCAGTGTGCGGGAGCACGGCATATCGCAGGACGGGCCGCGCAAGCCCCCAGACCACACGGAGCGGCTGCGGTATATCATTGAGGCCCTGTGCTGGTTCGCGCCATGCGTGGGCATAACCCTGGAGGACATGCGCGGCTGGGTGACGGAACGCATTGACTTCAGAGCCGATATCCGCAGGATTATGGCCAGCGCACATCCGCCGCAGTTCGAGGATGTTGCGCCCGATGCCCCGCCTGAGTAGCAAACAAGGTCAATTTTGAAAAAAAAGAAGGAATGATGTATGTGGGAGGCAGTGCTTAAGGTAGCGGCGTGGATTGTTGGAATCGGCGGCGCGCTTGCCATGATCGGCAAGTATGTGGTGGGGCCGCTTCGGCGCGGGCTTAAACGCATAAAAGACATCGACCGGCACACCACGGAGAACTACATGGCCACGCTGCGGCTGGAGGTCTGGATGAAGGAACTCCCCCTTGCTGAACGTGTTGACGCAGGAAAAGAATACCTGGCACTGGGTGGAAACGGTGCCACAAGGGCCCGACACGCGCAAAACGTGGAATCCCTGAAAGCGGAGGTGCGAAAAAGTGGCTAAGGAGAAAACAAAAAAGGACGGCGATGACTTCTTAAAAAAGATGGTCATCGCTGTCTTCGCTTCATGGATCATCTACGCGGCCATCAACATTGCCGTGGATCTCTGGCGCGGCACAGCGCTTGACCCGACACTGACTACCGCCATTTTCGGTATCGGCGGGAGTCTGGAGTTGCTGATCTGCGGCGCGATTCAGATTTCCAAAGCGCTGACCCCAAAAAAAGCCGCGACAAAGAAAAAAGCAACCTCGAATGAAAAAAGCGTTGCGGCTTTGCTGCGGGAGGCAGCAGACCAAATTGAGAGCGGCGAAAAGAGTTCGTAGCCCTGCCCGGTGGAGCGCCGGGTAAAAATATTACATTTAGGAGTGAACCCAATGGAAAAAATCATGGCAATCATCAACCTGCTCCCCTCGTTTCTCCTCATCGTCCTAGGCGTCGGCGCGTGTGTCTGGTGGCGCAAGCGGGAGAAAGGCCGCGTAGATGCCATCGGCGAGGATATCGGCGAAGAGGCCGTGGCCTGGCAGCGCATCCAGCAGTGGCTGCGCATCGCCACGTTCGCCTTCGTGACGGACGCGGAGCGGGAGTACGGCGCGGCCAGCGGCATGCAAAAGCAATCCGATGTTCTGGCACGGGTTATTGATATGTTACCGCCCGAACTGCGGGGCCGCATCCGCGCAGACGTGCTGCTGGAATTTATCGAGGATGTTCTGGAAGAGGCAAAGGAGCAGTGGGGCGAAAACGAGGCCCTGCTTAAAAACGGCATGGACGGCGAATTGATTGAATGCGAACCCCTGCGGCTCATCGCGGTAAAGGACATCGCAGCGGGTGACGTCGTGGAGTTTATGACTGCCTTTGCCCCGGTAGAGGAGAAGAATGCGCTCACGGATGCTGTTTGCGAAGCCGTGTGCGAAGCCGTGGCGGACACGATCAATGGCCCTGCCGTGGCTACTGACGAAACCGACTCCATCGGCGTGGCTGAGGAAAACCTACGCCGCGCATGCTACAAAAAGAACCTGCGCTGCTCAATCGAAATCGGCGCTTTCCCGCTGGGGGAGGGCGGCACGTACCTGCCCGATGGCCCCACCGGCCCCCAGGGCGAACCGGGGGATATTGGCCCCATCGGCACTCCCGGCCCGGCTGGCCCGGCTGGCATTTGGCCTGGCCCTGAGGGTATCATCCGTGAACCGGGCCACGTTTGCCCTGCGGGCGAACCCGGCCCCCAGGGCGTCCCGGGTAAGGCTGACGCCGAACCCGCCGCCTAAAACTGAATGAACCGCCAAACGACACCCCGGAGGAACTACGCCTCCGGGGTGCTTTTCTATTGTTTGCAACCTGTCGCAACATGGGCTTTTCCGCTAAAACTGGACACGACTGGACACGCAGCGGATCGG